ATAGTTATAACGCAAACGTCGCAGACGCTACATTCGTGTTGACTTCTAAATTCGATATATCAAGTCTTGAACTCCCGAGAAGGAAATATAATAAAAATAATTGTCCGTGGCTATTCAAGGGAACGGATTGTAAATATGCCGGAGCTGATACTACTTGCGATAAAACTTTAACTGATTGCAGGACTAAAAGTAATCAAATAAATTTTGGCGGGTTTGCTTCAGTTCCTTCTAAGAGGATATTTGTAAGATGATAACTGAAAAAGAGATAAGAAAAAGATATTTAGGCATCCCTTACGAGCATTTAGGCAGAGATTTATCAGGTATAGATTGCTGGTTCCTAATAATGGATGCTTATAAATACGCTAAAGGGGTAGACATAGTTGATGTCAACTGCTATGGGAATATGGGAAAAATGCCCGAAGGGTTCTCTATAGAAAATTATTATAAAAATTGGAGACAACACGGCGCTCCCGTCTTCTTGGATTTACTTATATTCAAGAACTCAACCGGAGGCCTTCACGCGGGACTTTATCTAAGCAGGGGCGAATTTATACACGCTTGCAGAGCAGGAGTAGTGGTATCAAGAATTGATGATAAAAGATGGGGCTCAACTTTAATCGGGATTTTCAGATATGAAGGAATTAAATAATGCCTATTATTTGTAAATATATCCCTAATATATTCAACGATGACGGCCGGGAGTCTAAGGAATTGGAATACGGCCGAGAAACCACTATTAAAGAATATATCGAGGAATCGCAATTTAAGTTTGACGATAAGCACCGGATTATATCTTCCGGGATTAGGGTAGAAGATACATCTTTAAACCTCAATGATGGCGATGAAATAATCCTCATTCCGAATATAGAATGGGAAGCATTGGGAGCCGTTTTATATGCCGTCTTCTGGACTTACTTGCCTGTTACTCTTACAGTCTTCTCTCTCGCGTGGTCTTTTCTTTCAAATCCTGCTCAACCGAGTTATGGTAGCGTCTCTGATTCAGGAAGTATAGAAGAAGCAAGCCCTACTTACGGATGGGATGGCGTAAGTACTACGATGGATGTGGGAATCCCGGTCGGAGTAGTTTATGGCGAGCATCTAATCGGTGGTAATATCATAAATGCTTGGATAAGGACTGACGGCGATAAAAATTATCTTAATGTTCTTCTATCTCTTGGCGAAGGAGAGATAGAATCAATCGATTCTATAACCATAAATGATAATCTTTCTACCAATTTTTCCGGAATAACCACTTCCGAGAGGATGGGTCTTACTGACCAAACGGTAATCCCAAATTTCGAAGACGCGCATAATCTTCAGAGCGTAAGTGTGGAGATGACCAAAGATAATCCCCATACTTATACAACTATTGATTCCGATATAGAAGGATTCCAGATTTATCTTCAGCTTTCCAATGGTCTTTACCAGCAGGATTCTTCGGGTGTAATAACTGACTGGTCAGTTACTTATAAAGTAGAATATAAACTCCATTCAGCCGGAACGTGGACTGATTTAGGCTCTACTACTATCACCGGTATGTCTCGAACAGCCATCAGAAGAGTCTATAGAACGGTAGGATTAACTGCAGGGAAATATGATATCAGGGTTACAAGGACTTCCGATGATTCTTCTCTATCGCCTGTTAAAGTTGGAGACCTTACTTGGGTCCAGCTTGATGAAACTAAGACTGATGATTTCAGATATCCTAATACCGCCTTATTAGGGATTGAGGCTCTTGCAAGTGAGCAATTATCAGGTTCTATGCCTAATTTCGGGATTACAATTCACGGTAAAAAAGTTTCAGTCCCCCAGATTATGTGGGGAGGAGTAGAAATAGATTGGATAGATTATTATTACGACCCGGCTACTGAAGAATATAAAAGATTCTCGGATGATTCAGTCTGTACTTGGGACGGAGTTACCTATGTAGATAAATGGTCGGCAAACCCTATTTGGTGCGTCCGTGATTTATTAACGAATACCCGCTACGGTCTTGGTCAATACATCATTACATCTAATCTTGATGCCGGGATGCTATTATCGATGTCTCAATATTGCGAGGAAAAAGTCCCTGATGGCAAAGGTGGATATGAGAAAAGATTCCGTCTTGATATCGTTCTCGATAGCTCTACTAAAGCGCTTGATTGTATAAATCAGATATGCAGTTCGTTCAGAGGCCTGCCTTTCCCATCGGGTAATTCTATATATCTTAAAATAGATAAGCCAGAAGACCCTGTTCAGCTTTTCACTATGGGAAATATTATAAAAGATTCATTCCAGCAAAGTTGGAAATCTATAAAAGAAGTTCCCAATATAATAGACGTTCAGTATCTTAATAAAGATAAAAATTATGAGCAGGATATATGCACTTATGAAGATGCTGAATCTTTAGCCGCGGGAGACCCTGAAAGGCGTAAAAGTATTCGCGTTTTCACTACGAGCATAAGTCAAGCATTAAGAGAAGCTCGATATGCTCTCAAAAACTCAAAATATATCATCAGGACGGTTACTTTTAAGGCCTTTATAGATGCAATAGCCTGTATGCCGGGAGACGTCATATCGATAAGTCACGACGTTCCCCAATGGGGATTTTCTGGAAGATGCCTCGAAGGAGGCGAACTTTCTAAAGTAGTTCTCGATAGAAACGTTACCATTTCTGGGAGTTCGGGGTATGTAGTAAGAGTCCAGTTCTCTGATGATACAGTAGAAGAAAGGACAGTCACTAACGCGCCGGGAACTTATAATTATCTTACTGTTTCAGTTCCTTTCAGCCAATTCCCTGATGTTTATGATAAGTATGCTTTTGGGCCTACTTCAGCTTGTAAAAAAGATTTCAGGATTATTTCTATGAAAAAGACTAAAGAAGCTGAAGTAGAAATATCAGCAATAGAATATAATTCTTTAGTCTATGATGATACTGCAGTAATTATCCCAGCTTCTACGGCTTCATCTCTATCTTTGGATATCCCCCCGGTTGAAGATTTGGTAGTATCCGAAGAAGTCATTACACTACTTTCCGGAGATATAGAAAGCACTATCGATGTATGGTTCGCTAAGCCTGAATTAGTAGATTATAGGCTCAAAAGATACGCTAAGGCAAGAATATATTTATCGGATAGTACCGGATTAAATTACATTTATCGCGGAGAGACTGTAAATGAATATTTCAAGATTCAAGGAGGGCTATCGGTAGGTATTCCTTATCGTGTTTTAGTCACTTCAGTCTCTACTGCTGACACGGGCGAAGAAGAGCTTGATAAAGTCAATAGTCCCTATGCCGATATTACTCTTGTAGGAAAAGATTCTTTACCTGCTACGGTAGCTAATTTTGCTTATACCTTTACCAATGAACTCGTTTTAAAATGGGATAAGAATTCAGAAAAGGATATCGGGGGATATGAAATACGAACCGAAGACGCTAATTGGGGAGTGAAGAATTCGTATCTTGTTTATCAAGGAGAAGCAATAACTTTTACAATAGTAAATCCTCTATCCCGCGCACCCGGGACTTACTACATTAAAGCTTTTGATACTACGGGAAATTATTCGTCAGCATCGGCAAACGTTACGCCTACTTTAGCTGCGCCTGATGTTCCCGTCTTATCTTCTACTGTCTGGTTCGGGATGGCGACTCTCGATTGGGACGACGATACTTCCGTCGCGATTAAATATTATGAAGTTTGGAAATCCGAAACCGACGCTTGGGCCGGAGAGGAGACTCTTTATAAGAAAGTATCAGGTTCTCAAGCCAATATTCAAGGCAAAGTTTCCGCCGCGGCTACTGCTGATTCAGTTGATGCCACGAGTATAACTGACGCAACTTTAATCGGCTCAGGGGTAGATGAATTTGTTCACGATTATATCCGGCAAACGTCAGGCACTTATAAAAACCAAGTAGCTATCGTTACTGCTTTCAATAATTCTACAGGTAAAGTTTCTGTGACGAGCTGGCCTTCAGGGACGCCTGATATAGGTGATGATTTTACGATAACTGACAGGGCATTTTTCAAAGTGAGGGGAGTAGATACTTACGGAGCGGGGACGTTTTCAGCATCAAAAACTATTAGTTTTGACCCTCTTTCTGAATTCTTACTTGAAGACGGCTCGGTTACTACTGAAAAAT